GGTAGAGGTATGTTGCAAGTAACTGGTAAAGTAAATTATCAAAAATTTGGTAAAATGGTTAATGAGGATTGGACAGCTAATCCGGATTTAGTTGCAAAAACAAAAGGTGGTGCAGAATCTGCTTGTTTATTTTGGAAAACTAATAATATAGCTAAATATGCTACTGATGCAAGTGTTAAACAAATAAACCTTTGTGGATGGAGGGTAAATGGTGTAAATCCGCCAAATGGAGCAGCTGAAAGAATTAAAGAATTTAATAAATACTGGGCAGAATTGCAGAAAGACCCAACTCTTTGGACTTAAATCTCAAAAATACTTAATTTAAATATTTATAAACATAACAAACAAAGAATAGAATATTATGGACATGGATAAACTATTAGAAGCCATTCAAATTCTGATTAAAGAGGAGCTTAAAGAGCAATTACCTGCTTTAATTAAGGAAGGTGTGAAGGCTGAAATGAAAAAAATGCTATCTGAAGCAAAGGTAGCACCAAAACCAGTATCAAAGAGTATCTCAATGGCTAAGGCTATATTGGGAGATGAACCAATTGCAGAATCAGTTCAACAAAAGCATGCACCACATAAGCAATTTAGCAAAAACCCAATGATTAACCAAATCCTTAATGAAACAAGAGGAGGTATTCCACAGGGTGATGGTGGATTCCGAACAATGAATTTTGGACAAGGTGATATGGGTTCAATTGCAGGTGGAACTGCTATGGCAGATAAAATGGGATATGGTGATATGGTAAGAGGCGCTCAACCAACTGGATTGGGTGTTCAAACTGGTGTTCCTGAATTGGATAAAGCATTAAATAGAGATTATTCTGAACTTGTAAAAAGATTTAAAAAATAATAATTAATGGCTGTAATAGTTGGTCAATATATTTTAACTGGTAATAACAAAAGCATAAATGATTATGCAATTGGATTATCACTACCATTGCAAATGGGTGGTAATACCTTTAATCAAACTTATGATAATTTAGAACAGTTAAAATCAAATGTAAAAAATTTATTATTAACTAACCAAGGTGAAAGATTAGGAATGCCAACATTTGGATGTGGACTTCAGAGATTATTATTTGAACCAAATGATGAAGATTTAAATGATAAAATATTAAATCAAGTAGAATCTGCTGTAAATTATTGGTTACCTCAATTATTAATAAATTCAATAGAAATAACAGCATCCGATACCGATAAAGATAAAAATACACTAAATGTATCAATATCATTTACAGCAAAATATAATCAGCAAAACTTTTCAGTTGATTTTAAAGTAAATTCTTAAAAAAATGGCAATAAACACTACAAATAAAAATTTTAAAAATAAAGGTAAAGATATTAAATACCTTAACAAAGATTTTGCCGCATTTAAAGATAATTTAGTAGAATTTTCTAAAACATATTTTCCAAAAACATATAATGATTTTAGTGAGGCTTCTCCTGGTATGTTATTTATTGAAATGGCATCTTATATAGGTGATACTTTATCATATTATATAGATGATACTCTTAAACAATCTATGATGCTTTACGCTGATGATATTCAGAGTGTAATACCATTAGCACGTTATTTAGGATATAAACCACAAGTATCATCGCCATCTACAACTAAATTATCTATATATCAATTAGTACCGTCTATTGGTAACGGTCCATCTAATAAACCGGATGAGAAATATTATTTAAGAATAAAATCTGGATTAAAGGTAGCATCTGTTGATAATGGTACTGAATTTATAACATCAGATGTTGTTGATTTTTCTGATGAAAATAATAGAGAAATTAGTGTATATGAAAGAGACTCCGTTACAGGAGAACCTATTTATTATTTAGCAAAAAAATATGTAGATTGTATATCTGGAACTCAAATTTCAAAAGAAATTAAATTTGGAAATTATACACCATATCAATCAATAGTATTACCAGAAACTGATATTATTCAAATATTAGATTGTAGAGATTCAAATAATAATAAATGGTATGAAGTTCCTTATTTAGCACAAGAAATGGTTTTTATTGAACAACCAAATACTGAAGCAAATGATCCTGATTTATATCAATTCAAATCAACTGTACCATACATTTTAAAAACAATTAAAACCCCAAAACGATTTGTAAGTATAATTAATTCAGATAGTACTACAACTATACAATTTGGAGCTGGTGACCCAAGTGCATCAGATGAACAATTAATTCCAAATCTTAAAAATGTTGGTTTAGGATTACCTAATTCAATTAGTAGATTGGAAGAATCATTTGACCCAACAAACTTTTTAAAAACAAAAACATATGGAACATCTCCAGCAAATACAACAATTACTGTTAAATATTTAGTTGGTGGTGGTATAACATCTAATGTTTCTGTTAATTCAATAACAACAATTAATAGTATTGAATTTGATGAAGATACTACTTCTCTAACAAATCAAGAACTAGCACTATATATAAGAATGAAAAATTCAATAGCAGTAGATAATGAAATTCCTGCAATTGGTGGTAAGAGTGGAGAAACTATAAATGAAATAAGACAAAATGCATTAGCAAATTTTGCATCTCAAAATAGAGCAGTAACTTCAAAAGATTATCAAATAAGAGTATTATCGTTACCATCCAAATTTGGTAGTGTAGCTAAAGCCTACGCAGTTGCAGATGGGACACTTGATAATAATTCGCCATCTTCTATATTAGCATCTCCAAATCATTTGCAAGAATTTACCGATTTAGTAATGAGTTTTGTAAATAAACCAGATTCAGAAGAACCTAATGAAGCATCTGTAAAATCCGATATTACTAAATTTTTAGTTGGAAAAACATCCAATGAAAATGAAAAAAATAATCCATTTGCAATTAATCTATATTTGTTAGCATATGATATAAATGGTAATCTAACAAATATTAATAGAGCTGTAAAAGAAAATATAAAAACATATCTTAATGAATATAAAATATTAACAGATGGTGTAAATTTATTAGATGGGTTTGTAATTAATATTGGAGTTGATTTTGAAATTATTTGTTATCCAAATTATAATAAAAGTGAAATTTTAATAAATTGTATTAATGAATTAAGAGATTATCTTTCGATTGATAATATGACATTTAATCAAACAATTAATTTGGGTGAAATTGAATTATTATTGGCAAATGTTGAAGGTGTTTCATCTGTACCAACATTAAAAATAGTTAATAAATGTGGGGGTAATTACGCTCCTCATTCATATAATATAGAAGCGGCAACTAAAGATAAGATTGTATATCCATCGTTAGACCCGTCAGTTTTTGAAATCAAGTTTCCAGATCAAGATATAAAAGGGAGGGTAAAATAATGGCATACTATTTTATGACAGCATCAAAAGATGCATCGGTTTATCTACAACAGCCCAATCAAAATACTGGGTTAGATGAAATATTAGAAATAAGTAAAGTTTACTATGGTAATGTTAAAGATGTTTCTAGAGCATTGCTTAAGTTTGATGTTGAGTTTCTATCCAAATCAATAGTAGATGGCAATATTCATATGAATGAAGCATCTTTAATTTTAAAAGAAACTAAAAGTGGAGAAATTCCATTAGAATATACTTTATACGCATATCCAATTTCACAAAGTTGGGAAATGGGTATTGGTACTAGATTTGATAATGTATCCACTCAAGGTGTAACTTGGAATTATAGAGAAGGTGATTCTAATTTAGAATGGCTTCCATCAGCACAATTTGCAAATGGAACAACTGGTTCTTATAATGGACAGGGAGGTGTTTGGTATAATACCCCAGCATCCAACCAATCTTTTAATTACCAAACGGCCGATATATCTATGAATGTTACCTCTATGCTAAAAGCATGGATGACTGGTTCTATTAAAAATGAAGGACTTATTGTAAAACATGCTTTTGATATAGAAAATAATACCGAAGATTATGGTATTGTTAAAGTATTTAGTAAAGAAACAAATACAATATATCAACCAAAAATAAGAATTGGTTGGGATGACCAGTTATTTACAACTGGTTCGTTAGTACCATTGGTATCGGATGATATTAAAGTAGGTGTTAGTAACTTCAAAAGAGAATATAAATTAGCAACTACCCCAAAAATTAGAATAATAGGTAGAGAATTATATCCGTTAAAAACATTTTCAGATACATTTGCATATAATACTATAAAGTATTTACCAAAAGAAACATATTATCAAATTAAAGATTTAAATTCAAATGATATTATAGTTCCATTTAGTAATTACTCTAAAGTAAGTTGTGATGTAGATGGAAACTATATTAAATTAAATTTTTCAAATTGGGAAATTGAAAGAATATATAAAATAGAATTTAAAGTTGATATGGGTAATGGGGATGTTAAATATTTTGATGATACTATAACTTTTAATATAACAAAAAATTAAAATGGCAAAAACAGGTCTACAAAGTGAATCAATAATTAGTGAATTGCAATTAAGTGGTTCTTTGGCTATTAAGACAAAGAACGATAAGGGTATTCACTATTTTATGGATAAGAGTGTAGATGATGGTATTATATCCGGTAAACTCAATCGTTCAAAATATAACGAATCTGAATTAAAAAAATCAATAGATACTATAATTGTTGAATTACTACCAACAGAACCACCACCAATTGAGGATACTGTACCTAGAAGAATATATAATCCAGTAACTCAATCTGTAATTGATTTAACTATGGAAGTTGGTAGATTAAATATTGAGGTGCTTAATCTACAATCTAAAGTTACTGAATTAGAAATAGTAAGTGAAAGTCTTAGAGTTGATGTGGATGCACAAAGTATTATAGCAGCTAGTTCTCAAAATACATTTGAGCAATCTAATGTTAAAATTCAATCATCTGTATTGGAACTATCAAATGCAATTCAAAAAGCAACATCTGAAGCAATTCAAAGAGTATCATTAACATCTCGTACACAGGCATTAGAAGAACAAAATAAAACATATAAAGAAGAAATTGAAGGAAAGGCAGCTAAAATAGCTGATGGACATAAAGGTGGTGGTGATATAACTTATAAAATAATAACTAGAAATAGACCAGAAGATAAAGATTTGAGAGTAGAAGTAACATCTGGATTAAATGTACAATGGATAAATGGACCGGATATTGAAATATACAATCCAAAAGAAACAGCAGTTACTGTTGAGGTTAAAGAACAAGCTCAAGATTTATTAAAAGAAACTTCTCCAATAACAATACAACCAAAAGAAACTAAAAAATTAACATTAGTTGTTGATACTGCTAAAGCTGCAGAAAAAGGACCTAAGAGTAGTGGTGGGATATTAGGGGGATTGATAGCTGGGCCAGACCACGACTATGATGGTACTATTAGTTTAGTAACACCGGGAGGAACTACATCATTAACATTTAGAATGTTTAAGAAAAAGAAATAAAATGGCAATAAAAACATTTAAAGAAATATTAGAAAATAAAGGATATCGTATTGATTCAAACGATAGACAAATATTTGAAAATGGTAGTATTGAGTCTTTTTTTGGATTGAGTGGCAATGATGTAATTGAATTTATTGTTTATGATTCAAATGATAATCAATTACCTCAAAAAAACTATGGCAATGTTAGGTATATACCATTAACAATTGAAAATATAGGTGATTATTTTTTAATTGCAGAAGGAACTTTATTTCAAAAATATCAATTTCCAAATGAATATTTTATAGATGCGGAACGATTATTAAAAGACGCAGGATATACAAATGGTACATTTAAAACACAAA